TTATGTCTATGCCGAGCCTGGAATCTATGGAAACGTGGCATTGCTGGATATTGCATCCATGCACCCAAGCAGTATTGTGGCAGAGAATCTTTTTGGTGATGTATATACTCAGCGGTTTAAGGAGATTCTGGATGCCCGTATCGCTATCAAGCATAAAGACTTTGATAAAGCCAGAAAAATGCTGGGTGGGGCTTTGGCGAAATACTTAACGGATGAGGATTCGGCAGCAGATCTGGCCCAGGCACTGAAGATTGCGATTAACTCTGTATACGGTCTGACTTCGGCAACATTTGAGAATCCTTTCCGAGATGTGCGTAATAAGGACAATATTGTGGCGAAACGTGGAGCTCTGTTCATGGTAAACCTCAAACACGAGGTACAGGAACGGGGCTTTACTGTTGCCCATATTAAGACGGACTCCATCAAGATTCCGGACGCAACGCCGGAAATCATCCAGTTTGTCATGGAGTTTGGCAAGAAGTATGGCTACACCTTTGAGCATGAGGCTACCTATGAAAAGATGTGCCTGGTCAACGATGCTGTTTATATTGCCCGTTATAAGGACGGAAAGCACGCTGGGGAATGGACGGCCACTGGCACTCAGTTTGCGGTGCCGTATGTTTTCAAGAAGCTGTTCAGCAAAGAAGAGATCGTGTTCGAGGATCTGTGTGAAGCGAAGTCTGTCAGCAGCGCGTTATATTTGGACATGAACGAGGATATGCCGGATGTGACCGAGTATGAGAAAGAGCTGGCTAAGGCTGAGAGTAAGTATAAGAAAGGCGAATTGTCTGATACCACATTTGAGAGAATGGGACAGGAGTTGGTTCCTCTCATTGAGAAAGGGCACAATTATATTTTCATAGGCAAGGTTGGAAACTTTTGTCCAATTAAGGCGGGCTGCGGAGGCGGCGTGCTTTACCGCGAAAAGGACGGAAAATATTATGCCGCAACAGGATCGAAAGGCTACCGGTGGCTGGAATCAGAGATGGTCAGGGAGCTCGGCAAGCAGGCCGACATTGATGAGCAGTATTATATTTCTATGGTAGATGAAGCGATTGCTACAATCTCTAAGTACGGAGACTTTGAACAGTTTGCTTCTGATGACCCCTATGTAAAAGCTGAAAATTGGGATTTTATGAATATTCCGGATGGAGTAGACGAAGAAATCCCGTTTAATTAAAAGAAAAGGAGAAAGAAAAATGTCAAGAAGAATACCACCTATCAACATCGAGAACGCGAGGATTATTTTCAGGAATTTTTCCGGCAAGGAGACAAAGTACAACCGGAAAGGGGATCGGAACTTCTGTGTCATCATCGAAGATCCCGACATGGCTCAGCAGCTGGCAGCGGATGGATGGAATGTGCGTATTCTGCCGCCCCGTGATGAGGACGAGGAAGCAAGAAATTATATTCAGGTTGCCGTGAGCTATAAGGTCATTCCGCCGAAAGTTATCATGGTGACGAGGCGGGCGCAGACCCCGCTGGACGAGGAGTCCGTGGATTCCCTGGATTATGCAGAAATCCGGAATGTAGATCTGACAATCAATCCATCCGAGTGGGAAGTCAATGGAAAAACCGGCATCAAAGCTTACCTGAAGACAATGTATGTCACCATTGAGGAAGACGAGTGGGCAGAGAAGTATGCGGCGCTTGAGGGGCCGCAGGAATAAAGCGACGAGGGGCGGTGACTGATCATGGTTGCCGCTCTTCTATTTCAGAAAGGAGAATTCAATGGTTGGAAACACCAAGTTCGTAGATTTTGAGAAGTATTGCAAAACCTGCGAGTATGAAAAGAAGAAAGATACCGACAGCCCATGCAACGAGTGTCTTGATACCTGTGCCAGGGAAGGAACCGATGAGCCGGAAATGTGGAGGGAAAAAGAGAGATGAAAAAATCCCCGGTTAAAATTCCGAAGAGATCTTATGCTTTCGTGGACGGTTCTTTCAATCCCACAACAAAGATTTATGGTTGTGGCGGATTTCTGATTGACCAGTTCGGAAAGAGGCATGTTATACAGGCAAGCGGCGACAATGAAGAATGGGCGGTTATGAGAAATGTAGCCGGCGAAATCCTTGGGGCGAAAAAAGTAATGGAACTGGCAAGGAAACTCCAGATGAAGAAGTTGATTATATTCTACGACTACGAAGGAGTTGCCAACTGGCCTTTGGGAATATGGAAAGCGAAGAAACCTGTTACCAAGGACTATGTTCAGTTTGCTTGTTCCATTATCGCTTGCGGCGTAAAGTTATATTTTCGCCATGTAAAGGGGCATTCTGGTATTTCCGGTAACGAGGAGGCTGACCGGCTGGCAAAAGAGGCTGTCGGATTATTGAAGAAATGATACAGGAGGAACTTTATGGCTGGAATACAGTTGCGTGACTACCAGTTAGATGCGGTACGTCGGATGAAAAACGGCTGCATCCTGTGCGGCGGAGTTGGTAGCGGTAAGTCTCGCACTGCTCTCGCCTACTATTATTTATGCGAAGATGGGGAGATTGGTACGGACGAATATGTCCCAATGGGCGATCCACCAAAAGACCTTTATATTATTACCACCGCCCGAAAAAGGGACACCTGCGAGTGGGAGGGGGAACTTTCACCGTTCTTGCTCTCGCCTAATCATGAAGTTAATCTCTATTCCAACAAAGTGGTTATTGACTCGTGGAACAATATCCAGAAGTATGCCGAGGTGCAGAATGCTTTCTTTATATTTGACGAGCAGCGGGTTGTCGGTACCGGAGCCTGGGTAAAAGCTTTCTTGCGGATAGCAAAAGCAAACCGATGGATTCTACTGTCGGCCACTCCTGGGGATACATGGCAGGATTATATTCCGGTGTTCATTGCTAATGGTTTCTATAAGAATAAAAGTGAGTTCACAAGGGAGCATATTGTTTACAGTCATTTCACCAAGTTCCCTAAAGTTGACCGCTACCTGAATACCGGACGGCTGATACGGCTTCGGAACTCTATTCTGATTAGCATGGATTTCAAACGGGAAACAGTCTCCCATCATGAGGATGTGTTCGTACCTTATAGCATTGAGAGGTATAAGGATATTTGTCGTACACGGTGGAATCCTTGGGAGAATAAGCCGATTGAGAACGCTGCGGAGTTCTGCTACGCATTGCGGAAAGTGGTCAATTCGGATGAATCAAGGCAGGTCGCATTATCGCAGATTTTGGAGAAGCATCCGAGGGCTATTATATTTTACAACTTCGATTACGAGTTGGAGATCCTAAGGGAAATGTTTTTGGGCAGATGTGATTCTAAACTGGGCGGTTTCGAGATGGCTGAGTGGAACGGACACGCACATCAGCCCATTCCAGAGTCAGAAAGCTGGGTATACCTTGTTCAGTACAATGCGGGAGCTGAAGGGTGGAACTGCATCAAGACAGACACTATTATATTCTACTCGCAGAACTATTCTTACAAAATCATGGTACAGTCCAGCGGGCGGATTGATAGGATGAACACTCCCTACACGGATTTATATTATTACCACCTGAAAAGCCGATCTGGAATTGATTTGGCAATCAGCAAGGCCCTGAAAGATAAGAAAAGGTTCAATGAAACCGGATGGGCAAAATGGTGATGGAGATTGAAAGGAGAAAACTGTGAAAAAGAAATTAGAAAGCTTTTTGGTGTGTGCTGATTTTTCCAATGATATTCCGGTACTTGTTGTCGGGACAAAGGTTAAAAACGGTATAAACATTATCAATGCTTTTAAGGGTGAGGAAGCCGAAAAGCTGTATCAAAAACTCACTGTTAAAAAGGAGGATGTTTAAATTGACTTTTATTGCTTTTTGTGAAGCTATTATTGAACGTCCTTTATTGGAACATGAGATAAAACTAATTAAATACTTGGAAGAATATCCAGATGCGAAAGTTATATATCCCAAGGCACGAGGATTGACAAAAATGCCTTATCAGGAATGGCTATCTATATTACATGTTTTATATAAAGGCTGTGAAAAGGAGAACGAAAATGAGCTATCAGTACGACCAGTATCTGGCCAAACATAAAGAAAATGTGAGAAACGGCTTTGACTGGCTCCAAACCAATCTTCCGGAGCTGGTAAAGGACGTACCCAATTTAGGGTGGCAAACTGGTTTTGCGCATGACCAGTCAAAGTCTGAGCCGGACGAATACGAGGCATATGACGCTTACTTCTATGGCGGCAATCGGTCTTTCAAAGTGGTACAGGAATACCGAAAAGCCTGGTTGATGCATCTCCATCGAAATCCTCATCACTGGCAGCATTGGGTGCTGATTAACGACGATCCAAAAGAGGGCGAGATTCTCATAGAGATGCCAATCAATTATATTTTTGAGATGGTTTGTGATTGGTGGGCATTCAGTTGGGCGAAAGGGAATCAGCAGGAAATCTTCAAATGGTATGACGAGCATAAGAACTACATGAAGCTGCATCCGAATACCAGAAAGAAAGTGGAAGAGATTCTCAGCAAGATAAAGGAAAAACTGGATGGTAGTTCCGAACTCGCCCATCACGGAGTCGAGGGACAAAAATGGGGTGTACGGAATGGACCACCATATCCAATCAAGAAAACGGTTGAAAAATCCGGAGAAGGTGCTACCATTGAAGATACATACATTCATAAAAGCGTTGGAGCAAAGGCTCGGAACTATGATATTTTAGACCCGGCGACTGGAGAATACTTTCATTTCTCGGAGGGAACCAGAATCAGAGAATCGAAAGTGTTTGCCGGAAAAGGCGGTGTAAAAGAACTGGAGCCGGAAGTTGCTCAGGGACTTTCCGAACAGATTGGCGGCGATCCCGATGAATGGCAGCACTGCAAAGGAATTGGAACGATTGACTGTGATGGTGAAGATGTTGATGCGGAGGTGCATTGGTTCCAGGAACCATCGGTGGGAAAACACAAATTCAAAGTGAAGAAATGGCTGGAATGAGGTGAAGAATATGAAAGTTAGGTGGAAAGGAAAAACAGATTTTCTGGTACTTACGCACGACAAAGTATACACTGTCCTCGCAGTAGAAAAGGGGTGGTATCGGATTGTGGACGACAGCGGGGACGACTATCTGTATCCCCCGGATCAGTTTGAGGTCGTAGAAGAATAAATCATTGATATTTTGGTATAAGAGTAGCTCGGTTTGTCTTAACGGATAAATTCGGGCTATTTTTATGCTTATTTTTGAAAGGAGAAGAACATGAAAGTATTTATTAGTGGTCCCATGAAAGGGTATCCCAACTTCAACAAGGAAGCCTTTGATCAGGCAGAAAAAGAACTGATTCAGCAGGGCTATACAGTTTTTAATCCGGCATGGATGGATTTTTCTGGAGAATGGACCAAACAGGACAAACGGGCGATTGATGCGGCCATCATGAGCCGATGCGATGCTGTATATCAGTTACCCGGATGGGATGGATTAGGAAACAGTGGAAGCCGCATGGAATGTGCGTTTGCTCAGGGGGCAGGAATGATATTTTTGGAAAAGGATGCAAACGGTTTCTTCTTTGTCGCAAATAAGGAGAATTGAAAAATGTTAGGCGACTATATTAAAAGATTAACCGATAAAGGATACAAGATTTCTTTTGAAAATCCTATTGAAGAAGCAGACTGGATGTGTATCAAAATTTCTAAAAATGGTTTTAGTACAGAAATTACCATTTCCCCGTGTGACATAAATATGTCTGTCTTGCCAATAGAAAACATGTTGCTAAAAACTATTGAAAATATTGTGGGAACACGCGTTTTGGAACTTTGAAAGGAGAAAAAAGATGGATTGGAGATGCACCTGTTTAAATGAGCGAGTGGATAACCGCCCAACATTTACGATTGGAAATCGAGGGCAAGGAAAGACAACGTTGCTCATAAAACGAGCCGCAGAAACAAATGGTGTTATTGTTTGTCTTACTAACGAGATGGCTATTTATATTTCTCGGATGGCAAAGGAACTCGGACATTCGATTCCTAAACCAATTACTTATGATATGTGGCAACAAACTTTTCGCCGAATGAGAAATCAAAAATACTATTTTGATGAATATGGCATGATACTCTTATGGGATATTCAGAAGGAAATGGGATGTTTTGAGCAGGTCGGTGTTAAAGACATCGTGATTGACCGGGAGTCGATAAATCATTTGAATGATATTTTAGGCGGGTTGAAAGTATACAATATGGATGGCAAGAAATTAAAATTAAAAATAGAGCTTTGTGAGGAGGATTAAGCGGTATGGATTTTAACATTATTGCAGTGGATTTCGATGGGACTCTGTGCGAGAATAAGTGGCCGGAAATCGGAGAGCCGAATAATGAGCTAATCGCTTACCTGAAAAAGCGCCAGGAAGCAGGAGACAAACTGATTCTGTGGACTTGCCGTGTCGGTGAGGTACGTGATGCCGCAGTTGCTTGGTCTGCTGAGCAGGGACTTATATTTGACGCAGTCAACGAGAATCTGCCAGAGGTTCTGGAATGGATGGGCGGCGATACCAGAAAGATATTTGCCAACGAGTACATAGATGACCGGAATTTTACTTTCTTGCCGCAAACAGACCGCATGGAATTACTGGGCAGGATGGTGGATGTTGTCGAAGATTGGTTGGAAAAGAAAGGTATGGCTACGGATGATGAAGCTGCCATTAAAGGTGACGACTATGACTATCTTGTGGAGGGGTTTGCTGCCGGGATGGGAATATCGTGTGATCGTATGGAGGACGATGAGTTGCTTGATAAATTGTGCCCAAATCTCGACGGGCCGGTTCCGGTTAGCATGACATTACCAGGCGATTTCGATGGCGACGAATTGGTGTAGGAGGTGTCCGATGACAAAAAAGGAGTTTGAAAAACTGGATGCAAAATCCAAGCGGCGTGCAGCACAAAAGGCACTCGCCTGGTTTTGTGTATTAACATCGGTGAGATTTCCATTTTTGAATATTGCCAGTAAAGAAGAATCCGAGACGATTAAAGTCATTCTCGGTAAGTATATGAATGAAGAATTGGAGGAGAAAACAACATGACATTTTGGCAGATGGTTATTGTTTTTATTGTTGTCTATCTTTGTGTTTATGCATTGATTGGCAGAATTTGTCAGTGCATTGAACATTGCGCTACCGCCAGAGCATACTCTAAGTTTCGGGAGAATGGAGTGTTGGTAAAGATGGATGATGTCGAAGCTGGTATCAAGAAATCAAATAAGGAGAAGCAGGATGTGGCGGAGAGAGTTACTGAAAAATAAGCTCTATGCCATAGCATTTATATTTCTGGGAGCGTTGTCTGTCCCTATCGAATGGGACGCAACGTTCTTTTTATTTGCTTTGATGGTTGGGCTTGCATTGTTCTTTTCCAAGGAAAACTGGATTGTATAGGAGGCGGCTTTATGGGACGTGCGGAGATTCGGCGGGAAATGAAAAATGAGAAGAAAGCAAAGACCGCCACCTATAACCTGACCAAAGCTCAGTTGGATGCTATGGTGCGGGAACAGATTGAAGATGAGCTGGTAAAAATTCGGCAGCAGGCTACGGATGACGCTGTTAATACAGCTATGATATTATTGCTGACACTGCCGTTGGAGGTTCTGATGGATCACTACTGGCCTAAGTCCTATGCGAAACGCATTCCGCAGTTCACGACATACGTTCTGGAATATTATGAAAGATGGCAGAACGGCGAGCTGGATATGGAAAAGCTGAAAGAGGATTTGTGGGATTACGGCGGTGTTCGGCTAGAAGAAGGAGGTTAAAACAGTGATTAAAGTTATATTTGGAGTCGTGTCTTTCCTTGTTGGACTGTCGGCGATAATAGTATCAAAAGCTATTTCGTCCTGTGCCGTTTACATGGATGACTCGTTCCGGTGGGGAGGTAGAGATGGAAATGGCTAACAATGATTTACGGAGAAATGCAGAGGGTTATTCCGACCCGACTGCATACGAGGCTATCAAGAATCTGGATGCAGATGATGAGAGATTTCACAAGTTGCTGAACACAATCTTCACAATTTGCGAGCTTTCCGGGTTTCATTTGGAGGAGCGGATTGTACTGAAAGATTTGCAGACAGGAAAAGTTTGGAGGTGATATTTATGGGCGAAGGAGTTAGAGAAACAATCTGTACCAGCTGTGTACATAGAGAAGTATGCGTGTATAAGCAGACGTATTTAGAATATTTGGGTGCATGTGAGAAGATGCGTGGCGATTATCCGGATGATATTTCGTTTATCAAGAAGAATGACCCGGACTGCAATTTCTACAAGAAGAAATCAGACGTGAATTTACGGTAAACGTCCGTAAAATCTTTACAATCTGGAAACAATTCCGTGCCCACTTTTATTTTTAGCTGCCCACTTTTGGGAGCAGTTTTGGAGAGTTGGGAGAATGGTACGGACGAAATTTGGTGGAATTTGGGTAAAAATGGTCAATTTTCTGCCCATTTGCCCACTTTCTGCCCACTTTTGAAAACCCGATTTGGTCACTAAAAACCCAGTATTTATGCGGGTTTGCGGGCTCAAAGCCCATTTGCCCACCCTTTTTCTTAACTAATTGTGATAAAAAGTTTAAATATATATAAAGGTTGTGAAAAAAGGTGGGAAAGTGGGCAGAGCGAGAGAAAGGAGGCTTTATGAAAAAGAAGAACGCATGGTCCGAGATTTATGAAAGCTTTCAGTCAATCTATCCGAATTTGAAGAAAGAAGCCGTCGGATATTGTCCGCATGGTTATATGTCAATTCTGGTATATTTTCCGGATGGGCTGCGTATGGTATATAATGAGGTTGAAAGACGAGCTAGGTTTGTAACAGCATGAGCAGAATTTTGAGAATGATATTTCTTTTTTGCCGTGTATGTGGTATACTCGAACTGCGACACAATTCTATATTTTAACCTAATTGCGGAGAATTTCATCTTGGTAAAAGGTGTATTCTCTCTTTACTCATGCCGTAATTAGGAAGGGATTGTGTCGCAACAATGGGGAGATTCACTTTTTCAGTGCGTCTTCTTGTCGGGGGCGCACTTTTTATTTTGCGCCGATATTGTTGTGATTATACCTGGAGGTAGCAAGATGGACAATAATGTTGCCGTAAGCGGAAACTTTGAGATTATACCTTGTGATAAAATGACAGATATTGAGAATAAGCCCGGTATTAAAAAACTGGAGCTTACATCATCGCAAAAAATCCAGATGGGAGGACTAATGCAACAGCTTCCTGCAGTCGTGGCGGCTAATGCTTTAAGTGATATGTATATGGTTCGATTTCCTGCCGGAATACCAAATGCATTGACTCCCCTAAAGCAAGGCGGATTCAGTACTATGGTCAAGGGCGAGAATGGGCGGATTGCGGGAACTGCTTCTTTATATTCTGTTGAAGCACAGGCAGCCGTTCTTGGAGCGTTCAATGCCATGTCAATAGTTTCCGGCCAGTACTTCCTCGCACAGATTAACAGCGAACTTAAAACGATGAACCAGAACATTGACAAAATTCTGGAGTTCCTTTACGGTGATAAGAAAGCGGAACTTATATCTGAAGTCAGCTTTGTGAAATCTGCCTACCAAAATTACAGTTCGATTATGGAGCATGAGCAGCAGCGGTTTGCCACCCTTGTCAGTTTACAGGAAGCAAAGAAAGTTGCAATGAAAGATATCGAGTTTTATATGTCGGATCTGGATTCCACTGTCAATACTAAAAGCGGTTCCGATATTGTAGCTTGGACTGACAAGATATTTCAGATTAAGGACTGCCTGGAACTCTCTATACAGCTTTATTCTATGAGCAGTCTGTTAGAAATTTATTATTCACAGAATTACGATACCAATTATATTTCAAATGTTGAGGAAGAATCCGTTACCTACATCGGTAAATGCGAGAAGCGCATGTTAAGCAGTTTCAGTAAATTGAGCACACATATTCAGAGCTTTAAAGAGGGTCCTCTGAAAAAGGTTGATAAGCCGGCTCTTGAAAAGAAAGTTAATCTGGTGGTGGATTCATTTAGCAGAGGTACAGAATCTGAGATGCTCAAATCGATTCGTTCTGTTCTGCACGCTTCGGAAGCAAAAGCAGAGTACTACGTGAACAGCAATGGCGATTTATATTTGAGAACTGCATAAAGATGGTACATGCCCTACGTGCATTTTACAAGGTGTTTTATGAAAGGAGAGGATAAAAAGCTTTTTGTCTCTTCGGTTCAATTTGGAAGTGGGGCCGCCCTATTTCCTGATTACTGAAAGGAGATAAAACATGATAAGAAAAAAAGGCGAGTATGAAGTTATCTATGGAGGCAGCAGTAAAAGATTCTCAGATCCAACAGAAAGATATGAAGACATCTATGATGAGGATGGAGATGCCGTTATTTGTGATTTATGCGGCGGAGAGATGAAATGGAAAGATAATGAATGCGTTTGTCCTGAATGTGGGCAGCGGATGGATCGAGAGACATTTTTCAATTATATCGGAGCGGAGCCTCCTGGTCCGGAATGTGCCGGATGCGAAAATATTTATCCAGGATGCGTAATCTGTCCTTATGGTTACGTCGAGGATGAAGAATGACATACTACGGATTTGAGTCGCATACAGCGGCTCTTTTCTTTTGCTATTTTTTGCCCGCGAAAAAAACATACCCTTTTATGAAGAGAGAAGAATAAAAGCGCCATTTTAGCTTTTACTTTCTCTTTTTTATTTTCAGAAAAAACGAGAGGAGGTTTCCCTATGGTCGGGACAAAGTTAGAACGAGACTTCCAGGCAAATCTTATAAGAGAGTTGAAAGAGCTGTTTGTAGGTTGCATCGTGACCAAACTGGATGCCAGCCACATTCAAGGGATACCAGACCTCTTGATTCTGTATAAAGATAAATGGGCCACCTTGGAATGTAAGAAATCTGCGAGGGCTAAAAAACAGCCAAACCAAGAATATTACGTTGGACTGATGAACAAGATGTCTTTTTCAAGATTCATCTGTCCTGAGAACAAGGAGGAAGTACTGCATGAACTTCAACAAACATTCAAACCTTGAAGGGCAGCACGCCTTTCTCGGCGCAAGCAAGTATCACTGGATCAATTACAGTGAAGATAAAGTTGCGGAATCCTACAGCAGATTTTTAGCGACACAGAAAGGAACACAGCTCCATGAATTTGCGGCGCAGTGTATCCGGCTTGGACAAAAGTTACCAAAATCGAAAAAGACACTGAATGCATATGTCAATGATGCTATCGGTTTCAAAATGACACCTGAACAAATTCTGTTTTACTCAGACAACTGTTTTGGTACAGCGGATGCGATTGCTTTCCGTGGTGATCTGCTGAGAATACATGATTTGAAAACAGGGGCTATTCCAGCCCATATGGAGCAGTTGGAAGTATATGCCGCCCTTTTCTGTTTGGAATACAAAATTAAGCCAGCAGATATTCGTATGGAGCTACGTCTGTATCAGTCGGATGATATTTTGGTCGGTAATCCGACAGTTGAGGATATCGCGCCAATCATGGATAAAATCATCACGTTTGACAGAATCATTAACAAAATTAAAGAACAGGAGGAGTAAGCATGAATCCCATTGCGGAAGAAATTTTAATGCATTATGGAATGCCAAGACGTTCCGGCCGCTATCCTTGGGGTTCCGGCGATAATCCTTACCAGCACAGCGGTGATTTCCTCAGCCGTATTGATGAGCTGAAAAGTCAGGGGCTTCGTGAGACAGAAATCGCAGAGCACCTTGGATTGACAACTACTCAGTTGCGTACTCAGATGAGCCTTGCTAAAGATGAACGGCGCTCTCTTCAGGTCGCAACTGCCAAAGGACTTAGAGAAAAGGGATATAGTCTTAACGAAATTGCTGAAAAGATGGGATTTGCAAATGATTCTTCGGTACGCTCTCTTCTCAATGAAAATTCCGAAGCCCGCATGAACCAGGCTAAAACGACTGCTGATTTTCTGAAAAAGATGATTGATGAAAAAGGAATGATTGACGTCGGTACTGGAGTTGAGCGGGAGCTTGGGATTTCCAGAGAAAAGCTGAACCAGGCACTTTATATTTTGGAGATGGAAGGATACCCGGTTTATGGAGGCGGAGTTCCTCAAGTAACAAATCCAGGTAAGCAGACAAACATCAAGGTTATATGTCCTCCTGGAACAGAGCATAGAGAAATTTATGATTTCGATAATGTTCATTCAGTAAAGGATTATGACCAGATTCTCAGCGAAGATGGACAGAAAATAAGACCTGCGTTTCAGTATCCGGAAAGCATGGATTCCAGCCGCCTGAAAATTAACTATGCGGAAGACGGTGGTATTCAGAAAGATGGAGTAATTGAAATTCGGAGAGGCGTAGACGATTTGTCGCTTGGGGATTCACACTACGCACAGGTTCGGATTATGGTTGACGGAACTCACTATCTGAAAGGAATGGCAGTATATTCCGATGACCTCCCGGATGGCGTGGATGTGTTATTCAATACAAACAAGAAAACTGGAACACCGATGACCGATGTTCTTAAGAAAATTAAAGATGACCCTGACAACCCATTTGGCTCTTTGATTAAGGAACATGGCGGCCAGAGCTATTATATTGACAAAGATGGGAATGAAAAACTTTCCCTTATCAACAAGCGTGCTGAAGAAGGAGATTGGGGAGAATGGAGCGACCATCTTCCGTCCCAGTTCTTGTCTAAACAAAGCATGACTCTTATCAATAAGCAGCTTGGACTTGCCACTGCTGATAAAGTTGCAGAGTATGACGAAATTTGTGCGCTTACCAATCCTACTGTCAAGAAGACATTGCTTAAATCATTCGCTGATGATTGTGATTCGGCAGCAGTGCATCTTCAGGCAGCAGCATTGCCAAGGCAGAAGTATCAGGTCATATTGCCTTTGACCACAATCAAAGATACGGAAGTCTATGCTCCAAATTACAAGAATGGGGAACAGGTTGCTCTGATTCGGTATCCGCATGGGGGAACTTTTGAAATTCCGGTTCTTACCGTGAACAATAAGCAGCCGGAAGGTAAGAAGGTACTTGGCAATACACCCAAAGACGCAATCGGTATTAACAGTAAAGTTGCGGAACGTTTGTCGGGTGCCGATTTCGATGGCGACACGGTTATGGTAATTCCGACAGGCGGAAAAATTAAGATTACGTCTACCCATCCACTAAAAGGATTGGAAGGATTCGATCCTAAAGAGAAGTATGGTCCTGACAGCACCACGCAGTCTTATAGAAGGATGGGAAAAACCCAGACCCAAACGGAGATGGGAAGAATCTCCAATCTGATTACAGACATGACACTGAAAGGGGCTACTGAAGATGAACTGGCGAGAGCTGTAAGGCATAGTATGGTTGTTATTGATGCGGAAAAACACAATCTTGATTATCGAAGAAGCGAAAGCGAAAACGGTATCCCGGCTTTAAGAAAAAAGTATCAGGGGAGAATCAAAGAAGATGGCCGATATACAGAAAGCGCATCAACGCTTATTTCGCGAGCTAAGTCTGAAGTATCGGTACCTAAGCGGAAAGGAAGTCCCATTATTAACGAGGACGGCTCCCTGAGCTACAAGACTGCTGACGATCTTACCTATGTTGACAAGAAAACCGGAAAGACCAAGACCCGTACACAAAAAAGTACACAGATGGCTGAAGCCAAGGACGCCCGTACCCTTTCGTCAGGCACCCCTCAGGAAGAAGCTTATGCCTCCTATGCCAATAAGATGAAGTCCCTGGCTAACCAAGCCCGTAAGGAGATGGTGAGTACTGGTAAGATCCCCTACTCTGCTTCCGCCAAGGCGGCCTACCAGAACGAAGTAGACTCCCTTAATGCTAAGCTCAATGTGGCCCTTAAGAACGCCCCTCGCGAAAGACAGGCTCAGGTAATTGCAAATGCTACAGTAACGGCAAAGAAGCAGGCAAATCCCGACATGACTAATGCTGAGATTAAGAAAGCAAATCAACAGGCTCTCACAGCAGCACGAAAACAGGTGGGCGCAGAGCGCAAGCCAGTTGTCATAACAGATAGAGAATGGGAAGCTATACAAGCCGGAGCTATTAGCGAAAGCAAGCTGACACAGATTCTCAATAATGCCGACATCGACAGCCTTAGACAGCGAGCGACACCCCGTGCTACTACAACATTGAGTACCGCTAAGCAGAACAAGATTGCCTCTATGAGCGCTTCTGGTTACAGCACATCTGAGATTGCCGAAGCACTTGGTATTTCTACATCAACCGTGTCTAAATACTTGTAATGAAAGGAGTGAATTGTTCATGCAACAGCAATGCATGTTGACAACGATTGACAATCCGTTTGATCCATTTGAACAGTTTCATTCCTGGTTTCTGTTCGATGTGGAAAAAGGTTACAATACTTGCGCTTATCTTGGAAGAATTGCGCGAACTTCTGAACAGATGTCGGATGAAGAGAATGACATCGAAGTGGAACGTGCAATCGATGAAATCATTAAATACGATTTCCTGAACATCTATAAAAAGGTGAGGAAACAAGGTAATAGCAGGAAAAGTAATCAGGATTCAAGCAATAAAGCAAGCTAACAACAATTCGTATACTGTCAGAGCCTCCGCTGACAGGGCTGCCATAAGGTATAGGGGGGTGTCGCCAAAATAGCACCCCCTCCCTTATCGCGGCGGTCTTTGAAAATTCTCCGGGGGATATTTTTGTGGAAAGTTTTTATATTTTCATGATACTAAAAAGAGCTCGCAGGGTTCGTATGACGCCACAGGATCGCTTTCCTGTTTTCTCCTTTCAGATTCAGGCGTGAAACAGCTTTGTGAGTTCTTTTTAGTGTCATGAAACTGGTCTATTAGTATATAGATTCCCAACAGGACTATGTTAAAACTAAATGATATTTGAACGAGAGGAGGCGATAACTGTGGGAAAAACCAAAGTCGTTAGTTCATCTGGGGCTACCCGCAGAATGCGTCCTGCGTTGACACCAGAAGCAAGAGAAAACCAGATGATTTCTTTGGCAATGGATGTCGCGGAAGAACGGTTAAGGAATGGAACGGCATCTTCTCAGGAAATAGTTCACTTTTTAAAGCTTGGCTCATCCAGAGAGAAGTATGAGCAGGAAAAGATTGCTTTGGAGAACGAGCTTGTAAAGGCTAAAACGGAAGCGGTCGCTTCGGCAAAGGATATAAAGGAGATGTACGACCAGGCGATGGCCTCTTTCCGTAGATATAGTGGGCAGGAGGATGATGAAGATGAGTATTAGAACATATTCCGAACTTTCCCTGCTGAGAACATTTGAGGAGAGGTTTCGATACCTGCAGCTTAATGGTTCTGTAGGCAAGGAAACATTTGGTTTTGACAGGTTTGTCAATCAGGAGTTTTATAGATCCCAGGAGTGGAAGTCTGTTCGGGATTTTGTGATTCTGCGGGATGGAGGACGCGACTTGGGTGTTGACGGATATGACATCTTTGGAAAGATATTCATCCATCATATGAATCCGATTCTTCCTAAGGATATTGAAACCTGTAGTGATTTCCTGCTTAATCCTGAGTACCTGATTACAACGACGCTTAATACCCATAATGCTATCCATTACGGTGATGAGGAACTACTGGTCAGGCTTCCTCCGGAGCGAACAAGAAATGACACATGTCCCTGGAAACATTAAAGAAAGGAAAGATTTATGGAAAGTATACTTACATCAATCAAGAAAATGCTCGGAATCATCGAAGAGTATGAACAATTCGATGCTGATTTGATTATGCATATAAACTCCGTATTCATGATTCTGAACCAGATTGGTGTAGGACCATCACGGGGTTTTTCAATCAAAGGGGAGGATGAGGTGTGGATCGACTTTATCCCGGATGATTCGCGACTGGAATTGGTAAAATCCTATATGCATCTGAAAGTGAAACTGATTTTCGACCCGCCATTAGGTTCTGCGGTTATTGAAGCTATGAACCGAATGATTAGCGAATTTGAATGGCGGCTCAGCGTTGCGGTTGATCCCGGAGATTCTAAAGGAGAGGAGGAAAATTCAAAATGAACAATTTTTTACAGCATCATGGAGTTTTGGGTCAGCGTTGGGGAGTACGGCGTTATCAGAACAGCGATGGCACTTTGACGTCTGCCGGAAGAAGACGGCTTCAGGGGAGTGGAATATCATCTGATGAGAATGGTCGCGTAAGTGGTGATAATAGCGGCCGCGCAAGAGGAGCCGTCCATCAAACAGTTGCAAATGATTATAAGAATGCCGGTGCTGGACTGCAGTCTGCAAGCAATGCTGCAAAGGCCGCTTCAAGCATAAGCAGCCGTGGAGCTAACCGTAAACAGGCAAAGGCAATGGATGAAATGGATCTGTCGAAAATGACGGATAAAGAGCTTCAGGCCGCAATTAACCGTCTCAATCTGGAACGAAACTATAAGTCTTTATCAACTGAGCATATCAAGTCCGGTAGGGATTATGTGTCTAGTTTTCTGTCCACGACCGGTGATGTTCTCGCAATCGGTGCTTCAGCGGCAAGTATCATGATGATGATTCATCAGCTTAAGAGCTAGATTATGCCGTGGGAAGGAGAAAATCAAAATGGATAGTAAGAGTGACTTACGGCATCACGGTATCCTTGGGCAGAGATGGGGAAAACGGAATGGCCCTCCTTACCCGCTTGGCGGCGGGGATTATTCGCAGGCGGAAAGGAAAGCTATTTATAAGAAAAGAAAGCAGCCAAACAGCATTTACAACAAGAAGCATTTCGACGAGGTTCTGAGAGCAGACAAAACGACGCTTAGCACATTATCGTATGACCGTGACCGGACAAAAAACACTGATATGTTTTACGCTACCCATAATGTACTGGACAAGCATCAGTACAATGCCCTGTTTAACCGAAAGGTGCCACAGACAATATGCGACGAAAACGGAAACAGCCTCGGAACAGGGACATTTCTGAAGTATCGGATAGACAATTCCCTTAAGCAGAACATAAAAGTCGCAAGCGAAGATTCCGGAGCGGAAGTTTTCAGGAGTTTGTATAAGAAAGATCGGGATTTTTACAATTTCGTTACGGATGATGCACGGATGCAAAGTTATTTCGTAAGTGACAAGTACAAGTTCAAGGGATACCGGGAAGCCAGAGATGTCTTGAAACGGATGAAGAACGACAATTATGTTCCGACCGCTGATGAACTGCAGAAAGTGTACAGGATGTTTAATTATGTTATCCCTTACGACGGCCAGGGAGATACACGTAAGGGTAAAGATGCCTACACACAGAGGACGAAGTTCTTCAACGCTTGTAAACAGGCAGGGTATGGGGCGGTTCTTGATACGAATGACGCAATATATGGAGGATTCAAAGCGAAATCCCCGGTAATTGTATTTGACATGGAGTCTGTCGTTCCTAAAGATGTTTACCGCACTAAAACAAGCGAACAGAGATTTTCGCAGATGGTGCTGGTCGGCAGAAAAGCACTGGGACTATAAAGGAGAGAGGAGAATAGAGCATGGCATTGTCGAACACGGCCACACCGAAGTATTACGGCCAGTTTCGAGATGCCGTAATCCGGGGAGAAATTCCTATATGTCGGGAAATAGAGATGGAGATGCACCGGATTGATGACTTGATTGCAAATCCGGGCGTTTGGTATGACGACAAAGCTATTGACGGGTTTATCGCTTACTGCGAGGAAGAGCTGACATTGACGGATGGTGCTGATCTGAGGCTACTCGATACTTTCAAGCTTTGGGCAGAGCAGATATTTGGTTGGTATTACTTTGTCGAGCGAAGCGTATACGTTCCAAATCCAGACGGTCATGGCGGACGCTATGTGCGTAAGAACGTGAAGCGGCGGCTCATTAACAAGCAGTATCTGATTGTAGCCAGAGGAGCAGCTAAATCTATGTATGCTTCCTGCATCCAGAACTATTTCCTGAATGTGGATACATCAACAACCCATCAGATTACCACTGCTCCTACGATGAAGCAGGCTGATGAAGTCATGTCGCCTATTCGGACTGCCATTACCAGATCCAGGGGACCATTCTTCCGGTTCCTGACAGACGGCTCTCTTCAAAATACGACCGGTTCTAAAGCAAACCGGGTAAAGCTGGCATCCACGAAAAAAGGAATTGAGAATTTCCTGACAGGTTCCCTTTTGGAAGTCCGCCCTATGAGTATTAACAAGCTTCAGGGGTTAAGGCCAAAGGTATCGACGGTGGATGAATGGCTTTCCGGGGATATACGCGAAGACGTGGTTGGTGCAATCGAGCAGGGTGCATCGAAACTGGATGATTACTTGATTGTCGCAATCAGCTCTGAAGGTACAGTGCGAAACGGAAGCGGCGACACGATTAAGATGGAATTGCTGGACATCCTGAAAGGGGATTACATCAATCCCCATGTGTCCATCTGGTATTACAGGCTGGATTCCATAGACGAAGTGGCTAATCCGGCAATGTGGATAAAAGCTAATCCAAACATCGGAAAAACGGTAAGCTATGAGACCTATCAGCTGGATGTGGAAAGAGCCGAAAAAGCACCGGCAGCCAGGAACGATATTCTGGCAAAGCGGTTCGGCATACCGATGGAAGGATACACGTATTACTTTACTTATGAGGAAACGCTACCGCATAAAAAGCGGGATTATTGGCAGCTGCCGTGTTCTCTTGGAGGGGATTTATCCCAGGGGGATGATTTCTGTTCTTTCACTTTTCTTTTTCCTTTATCAAACGGCTCTTTCGGAGTTAAGACCCGCAATTACATCACAGAGCTGACTTTGAAGAAACTTCCGGCTGCAATACGCATGAAGTATGACCAATTCATAGCAGAGGGCAGTCTGATTGTTATGCCTGGCACTGTACTGGACATGATGGAAGTCTATGAGGATTTGGATAACTATATCGCTCAGTGCGACTATGATGTACGTTGTTTCGGCTATGACCCATATAATGCGAAAGATTTCGTTGCGAGATGGGAATCCGAGAACGGTCCTTTTGGTATAGAAAAGGTGATCCAGGGAGCTAAAACGGAATCGGTACCGTTAGGTGAGCTGAAGAAGCTTTCCGAAGAAAGAATGCTTCTGTTTGATGAAGAACTTATGACATTTGCAATGGGGAACTGTATTGTTATGGAAGACACGAACGGAAACAGAAAGCTGCTTAAAAAACGGTACGATGCCAAAATTGATGCTGTTGCCGCGATGATGGATGCGTTTGTAGCTTATAAGCTAAACAGAGAGGCATTTGATTAGGAATTGCGAAAGCAGTTCTTTTTTTTTATTGGAGGAAAATTCAAAATGGAGATTTCGATGGGAGCCAGGCTGAAACATGCCTGGAATGCTTTCTTTAATAAAGACCCTACAAGGAGTTACCGGGACATTGGCATCGGATATTCTTTCCGACCGGACAGGATGCGGTTTTCAAGGGGCAACGAACGATCCATTGTGACATCGGTTTATAACCGGATTGCGATGGATGTGGCCGCGGTGGATATGTTCCATGTACGTTTGGACGAGAATAACCGCTTCCTTGCGACACTCGATTCCGGGCTTAACAACTGCCTCACAGTTGAAGCCAACGCAGATCAGACTGGGCGGGCATTTCTGCAGGATGTCGTCATGTCTATGATGGACGAGGGGTGTGTGGCCATTGTCCCGACAGACACGGATGATGATCCGGGTGATGGGATTCCTGGCTCTTTTGACATCGATGCTATGCGGACGGGACAGATTTTGGAATGGTATCCGCAGCATGTCCGCGTCCGGGTCTATAACGAACGGACGGGGCAGAAAGAAGATATCCTTATGGCAAAGCAGTCGGTGGCAATTATTGAGAATCCGCTTTATGCGGTTATCAACGAATCGAATTCCACGATGCAACGCCTGATCAGAAAACTGAATCTGTTGGATGTGATTGACGAACAGAACGGTTCAGGGAAATTGGATTTGATTATCCAGCTTCCTTATATTATCAAGACCGAAGCGAGGCGTCGGCAGGCCGAGAGCCGGCGTAAGGACATAGAGGATCAGTTACGGGGATCGAAGTATGGGATTGCTTATACCGATGGTACGGAGCATATCACGCAGCTGAATCGACCCGTCGAGAACAATCTGATGTCCCAGATTGAATACCTGACGAGTATGCTGTACAGCCAGTTAGGAATTACTCAAGGGATTTTGGATGGTACTGCAGACGAGAAGACAATGCTCAACTACTACAATCGGACGATTGAACCTATCCTGTCAGCAATCGCTGATGAGATGAAACGGAAGTTTCTTACCAAGACCGCTCGGTCTCAGCGGCAGTCAATCGAATTCTTCAGAGATCCGTTCAAGCTTGTTCCTGTATCTGAAATTTCTGAGATTGCAGACAAGTTCACAAGAAACGAGATTATGACATCCAATGAAATCCGGCAGGTTATCGGCATGAAGCCGTCGGATGACCCGAAAGCCGACGAATTGCGAAATAAGAACCTGAGCGAATCGGCTGCAGATAGGGGAAGCCCTGAGAATGTCACACCTGAAGAAGCAGTAGAAGAAAACAACCAGACATAGAAGGAGGAAAATTCAAAATGAAGACGAAGAAATTCGACTTTGGTGGCTGGGCTACCCGGAATAACCTGAAATGCTCTGACGGACGGACCATCCTGAAAGACGCATTTAAGGATAACGACGGGCAGACGGTTCCGCTCGTATGGAACCACCAGCACAATGGACCGGACAATGTTCTCGGACATGCCTTGTTGGAGAACCGTAAAGATGGCGTCTATGCTTACTGTACTTTCAACGATACCGAGCAAGGGCAGATCTCGAAGATTTTGGTACAGCACGGAGATATTTCGGCGTTGTCAATCTTTGCGAATCAAATACGGGAGCGCGCATCCAATGTACTTCACGGAGCCATCAAGGAAGTCAGTCTTGTGTTAGCCGGCGCGAATCCTGGGGCGTTCATTGACACGGTAGCGCTTTCTCACGGTGACGACGCGGATGGCGAGGCTATTATCTACACTGGAGAACCCATCAGCCTCTGTCATTCCGGCACCAAGAAAGAGGATGAAGACGGAGCCGCCGATGATCCTGATGATAAGGATGAGGATAAAAATCCTGGCAAGAAAGATGACGGAGATGACGGAGATGAGGAAACTATCGAGGATGTCATCAATACTTTCAATGAAAAACAGAAAAATGTTTTCCATGCTGTGGTTGGAGAAATCATGGCCCGGAATGGCGTTCTCAACGACGAAGAAAAAGGAGGTAGTGAAAACATGAAACATAATGTATTTGACAACGATCAGCAGGTTCAGGCCAATGTTCTGTCCCATGCTGACCAGGCAGAGATTTTGAAGCTGGCAAAATCCGAAGGAGTCGGTTCTTTCAAGGCCGCCATGAAGATTTATATGGAGGAAAACAATCTCCAGCACTCTGATATCAGCGGCTTTGTACAGACCGGCAATGGTAATGTGGCCACGTTGTTCCCGGAGTATGTTGAAGCACATCCCAGCCGCACTCCCGAACTCATCACCAACGATATGGGATGGGTTGACGCCATCATGGCCAAGACCCAGAAAATACCTCATGGCCGGGTTCGTACTTCCCATGTAGATATCCGTAATATTGACTCTCTGGCCGCTAAGGGTTACACCAAAGGCAATGAGAAGAAGATTACCGGTAACTACGCCCTGGTAAGACGTACTACTGACCCCCAGACCGTGTATGTCACGTCTGAACTGCATCGTGATGATGTCGTAGATATCGAGGATTTCGATTATGTTCAGTTCCAGTACGGCATCGATCAGATTTCGCTGAAGGAAACCCTGGCTGTTGCCACCATGTTGGGCGATAACCGTCCTGACAGCGACCCGGAAAAGATCTTCCCGGAGCACATTCGGCCTGTCTGGGTGGATGATGAGCTTTATACCATCCATAGGGACATTGATTTTGCTGCTATGGCTAAGGAGCTTCAGGGAAACAATGCGGCAGATTACTTTGGCGAGAGCTTCATTTATGCCGAAGCAATGGTTACAGCTTTACGTAAAGCTCGCAAAGATTTTCGTGGTACCGGTAAGCCTGATCTGTATATCACTACTGATATGCATAACACGATGATTCTTGCGCGGGATCGCAATGGCCGCCGTATCTATGAAACGGATACCGAACTGGCTGCAGCTCTGGGTGTTGCTAACATCTATGAAGTAACTCAGTTCGAGGATAAGATCCGAACCGATGCTGACAACAAGAAGCATAAGCTCCATGCTATCTGCGTAAACATGGCCGATTACGGTTACGGCGCTTCCAAGGGCGGCGATGTAACTCACTTCACAGACTTCGACATCAAGTTTAATAAGCTTCAGTCTTTACTGGAGACTCGCAAGTCCGGCCAGCTCACCAGAATCAAGTCCGCTATCGTTATCGAAGAGCTGGTAGAGGAGCAGGGATAAAGATCGGAGGAGAAATTCAAAATGGCAAAGTTTTATGGAAAAATCGGCTACGCTGAGACGGTGGAAACGAAGCCGGGCGTATGGAGACCGAAGATAATCGAAAAACCCTATTTCGGGGATTTGATTCGGAATTCACGTCAGTATGAATCTGCCGGGCAGGTGAATGACAATCTTAATATCGCCAACGAAATCAGCATCGTAGCCGATCCATATGCCAGGCAGAATTTCCACTCCATGCGATATATTGAATTTATGGGGACGAAATGGAAGATCACAAGAGTGGAAGTCCAGTACCCCAGGCTGATACTGACGATAGGGGGTGTGTATAACGATGGCAAAACCGAGGGAAACACTACAGACTCTGCTTGAGGGGCTTCTTGGTAGTCGCAACGTATATTACCAGCCCCCCGAATCAGTCAAACTCAGCTATCCGTGCATTGTTTATGAACGGAGCGGCATCCATACCGATTCGGCGAACAACAAAACATATCGGAAATACAATCGATATACGGTAACATACATTGACGAAGACCCGGATTCGGAGATTCCCGATAAGCTGCTGGAATTGGAATATTGTGGGTTTGATACCCACTTCACGGCAGATAATCTCAATCACGATGTCTTCACACTATATTTTTAAGGAGGTAGAAATTCATGAGGAAAATTAAATGGGACGAAGTCGGCAAGCGTCTCTATGAAACTGGCGTGGATCATGGCGTTCTTTACCCTGCCGTAAAGGCATCTTATCCGAAAGGCGTAGCCTGGGACGGTCTGATTAACGTAAACGAGAGCCCTTCCGGGGCAGAGTCGACACCGCAGTATGCGGATAACATTGAATACCTGAATCTGGTTTCCGCTGAGAAGTTTGCGGCGACCATCGAGGCATACTTCTCTCCCGTGGAATTTGATGAATGCGATGGTTCAGCGGAAGTGGCTCCTGGAGTAAATATCGGTCAGCAGACAAGAAAGATGTTTGGATTATCTTATCGGACTCTGATCGGCAACGATGTGGATGACACGGACTACGGTTATAAGATCCATCTGGTGTACAACGGGAAAGCGGCACCGTCGGAGAGAGCCCGTAATACCGTGAACGAGAGCCCGGAGGCTGTTCAGCTCAGCTGGTCAGTGTCCACCACACCGGTGGTGATTAACATGATCAATCCGAAGACTGGAAAGGTCTACAAACCGACGGCGCATTTACAGATTGATTCTACAAGGGTCAATCCGGAGAAGCTGGCGGCATTTGAGGAAATCCTTTATGGAAAGGATGGCGAATTTGCTGCAACTACCGATACCGATTTCAGCTCTGGAAAGAAATATTATGAGCTGGTGGACGGCGAGTATGCAGAAACTTCCGATACAGCTTTTGACAGTGCCAAAACCTACTATGAGGCGACAGCAGAACCTGTCGAAGCACGGCTGCCTCTGCCGGACGAGGTAATTCGGTTCTTCAATGAGGCAGGTTAAGATCGTAACAGCAAACTGAATAACGAAACATGTATAACGGGGCTGCTCTCAGACAGATAAAGCGCGGCTCCGTTCTTTTTATGTGCAAAAAATGAAAGGAGAAATAAATTATGTTAAAGAAAACCCAGACATATGTTGACTTTGACGGTCAGCAGAGAACAGAGGACTTTTACTTCAATCTGACGGAGGCCGAATTGACAGAACTGGAGTATTCCATGAATGGCAGATTATCGCAACTGCTGGAGAAGATCATCAAAGAAGATAATCAGGAGCAGATTATCAAGTATTTCAAGAAGCTTGTGATCATGGCCTATGGTGTAAAGAGCCTGGACGGCAGGCAGTTTGTCAAGAATGACAAGATCCGTGAGGAATTTGCCTCTACAGTTGCTTACTCTGACATTTTCATGGAGCTGGCACATGATGCAAACAAGGCGGCCGAGTTCGTCAACGGTATTATGCCCAAGACAAAGGCCAAGAATGGACAGAATATTACCGCTCTTCCCGGCCAGGCGCCCATCGCAGGGGTCACTCCTCCTACCGCTTAAGCCTATGAAGGAGGGAGATTGGAGAAATGCTTAAAATCACGATACCCGGTCAGGAATTGTGGGATGAGGGGAAAGAGGAATTCGTCAATACCAAAGGAACAACTCTGCAGCTTGAGCATTCTCTGGTCTCTCTTTCAAAATGGGAATCTAAATGGCATAAGCCGTTTCTTGGCAAAGGGGATAAAACGGTGGAGGAAACGGTGGACTATATACGCTGTATGACATTGACGCAGAATGTTGACCCATCGGTTTATGGTTTTATTACCAATGAAATAATTGGTCAGGTTTCTGATTACATTGATGATTCGATGACGGCGACTTGGTTCTCGAAAGAGGAGAAGGGAAACACCAGTCAGGAAGCGGTCACAGCGGAGTTGATTTATTACTGGATGGTTGCGCTTAATATTCCGTTTGAGTGCCAGAAATGGCATCTGAACAGGCTCCTAACGCTGATAAGAGTTTGCAACGTGAAGAATGCGCCTCCGGAGAAACTTTCCCAGAAAGAGATTACCAAGAGGACTGCGGCGATAAATGCTGCCAGAAGAAAAGCACATAAATCAAAAGGGAGGAAATAGGTTATGAAATTGGTGGAATCTATTTTAAGTCGGAACCCCTGCTATACGGCAGGAAAGAAAATCAAAGTAACCGGCCTGATGCTTCACTCCGTAGGCTGTCCACAGCCAAAAGCATCAGCTTTCATCAACAGTTGGAACAGTCCGTCTCACAACAATTCCTGCGTCCACGGGTTCATCGACGGAAATGACGGAACCGTATACCAGACACTGCCCTGGGATCATCGGGGATGGCATTGTGGAAGCGGCTCCAAAGGGAGCGGGAACAACAGCCATATCGGCGTAGAGATGTGTGAGCCGGCCTGCATCAAGTATACGGGCGGTGCAAACTTTACCTGCGCTGATCCGAATGCCGCCAAAGCCGTGGCAAAGCGTACCTATGAGGCTGCCGTGGAACTATTCGCCATGCTCTGCAAAAAGTTTGGTCTTGACCCGTTGGCGGATGGGGTGGTGATTTCCCATAAGGAAGGCCATGACCGGGGGATTGCTTCAAATCATGGAGACCCGGAACATCTGTGGTCACAGCTCGGAACAGGATATACAATGGACGGTTTCCGTAAAGCGGTAAAAGATGCGATGGGCGCTGCAGTTTCGGAAACCGTAGAGGACGGAACCAAGATTATGGGAGCTGCATTGGCGACAGCTGAGCAGATGGTTTCCTATATCAAGGCGAAGAATCCGGATGTGCCACAATCTGTGGTTGACATGATTCCGTTCTATTTATCCGAGGGACAAGCGGAGGGTGTCCGTGGGGATGTTGCGTTTGCCCAGTCGTGTCTGGAAACGGGCAATTTCGGATTTTCCGGATCGGCGGTGACTCTTGACCAGAACAATTTCTGTGGCATGGGAGTGACTGCCAACGGTATGAAAGGAAATTCCTTTGACACGCCGCAGATGGGAATCCGTGCGCAGATTCAGCATTTGAAAGCCTATGCTTCGATGGAGCCATTGAACGGTGATTGCATCGATTCCCGATTCCAGTATGTTAAGCGTGGATGCGCAAAGTATGTGGAATGGCTTGGGCAGCAGGAGAACCCGCAGGGGACCGGATGGGCAGCCGGTGGCGGATATGGAGGGAAAATCTTAACTATCCTTAACAGCATCCTTTCTGTAACAGAAGGAACATCGCCTGCCGAACAGCCTGAACCCGAAGTGTGGTATCGGGTGCGAAAGACCTGGGACGATGCTGCCTCTCAGAAAGGGGCATTTAAGGTTATGGAATATGCAAAGGCATGTGCGGATGAGAACCCTGGCTATAGCGTGTTCGATGAAAACGGACGGACTTTATATTCATCAGCAGGTTCTTTTGAACCGTTTTTGGTAAGGGTAAATACTTCCTATCTGAACATCAGAAAGGGCCCGGGAACTAATCATTCCAAGACAGGGAAGTACACTGGAATCGGAGTCTTTACGATTGTAGAGGTACAGCCCGGGGAGGGATCGGATTCTGGATGGGGGCTTTTGAAGTCCTATGCGGATGACAGAGACGGATGGATTTCTTTGGATATTACAGAAAGGGTGTAGATCATGAGCGGCATAACGTTCCGGCATAAAGGTGACTTCTCCAAAACGGAGAAGTTTTTTAATTCTCTTTTGAAGCTGGATTATCTCAACGTGCTGGAGCGTTATGGGCAGGCGGGGGTTGCGGCTCTCGCCTCTGCAACGCCAAAGGATAGTGGTTTGACAGCTGCTTCCTGGGACTATGAGATAACCCATAACGGAAAAGAAACAACAATCGCATTCACCAATTCCAATATAAGCAACGGTGTGAATATTGCAATCATTTTACAGTATGGGCATGGAACAAAAGGTGGCGGATACGTGGCAGGAAGAGATTACATCAATCCGGCCATACAGCCAATTTTCGATAAGATGGCAAATGAAGCTTGGAGGGAGGTAACGAATCTATGAGTAAGTCTGTAGAAAAACGCATTGTCGAGATGCGGTTTGACAATCAGCAGTTCGAGAAGGGCGTACAGACTACTATGGGTACGCTCGACAAGCTTAAACATTCCCTGAAGCTCGACGGAGCGACAAAGGGTCTCGAAGATGTTGATAAAGCGGTAAAAGGGATTAACATATCAGGGCTGAGCAGTGCGGTGGAAACTGTTAAGAGCAGATTCTCGGCGCTTGAAGTAGTCGCAATTACAGCGTTAGCGAATATCACAAACTCGGTGGTCAACGCCGGAAAGAAGCTCGTGGATTCATTTACTCTTGAATCGATTCATCAGGGATTTGCAGAGTATGAACTCAAAATGGGGTCCGTGCAAACTATCATGGCAAGTACGGGGGCGGATATCAAGACAGTAAATGGCTACCTTGAAGAACTGAATACCTATTCGGATAAAACCATTTATTCGTTTTCTGATATGACTTCGAGCATTGGAAAATTTACAAATGCAGGAGTTTCTCTTGATGATGCGGTAAAGGCGATTAAGGGTATCAGCAATGAAGCGGCGGTTTCAGGAGCAAATGCGAATGAAGCTTCAAGGGCTATGTACAATTTTGCTCAGGCGTTATCTTCGGGAGCGGTCAAGCTGATAGACTGGAAGTCCATTGAAAATGCTAACATGGCTACTGTGGAGTTCAAACAGTCATTGTTGGACACAGCCCTTGCAATGGGAACCGTTGTCAAAGTCGGCGATAAATATCAGTCAACAACAACAGATGCACAGGGAAAGATATCTGACTTGTTCACAGCAACGAGCATGTTTAATGATTCTCTTTCCTCGCAATGGATGACTACAGATGTTCTTGTGCAGACGTTGGGTAATTATGCAACGGATGTGCGGGAAATGACCGCTGCGGAGAAGAAGGCATATGAGGAAAAACTCCGGGGCATTGGATATACCGAAGAACAGATTAAGGCTATTGAAGAGCTTGGGCAGAAAGCGTTTGACTCGGCGCAGGATGTGAAAACGTTCAGCCAGCTGATGGATACGCTGAAAGAAGCAGCAGGTTCCGGATGGGCGCAGACATTCGAGATTTTATTTGGCGATTTGGAAGAGGCCAAAGTATTATGGACCGCTGTCAGTCAGGTTGTTGGCGGATTCATCGACCAATCATCGAAAGCCAGGAATGATATGCTCCAGGGTTGGAAAGATTTGGGCGGGAGGCAAGCTCTCATCGAGTCTGTTCAAAATGCATTCAGTGGTCTGATGAGTGTAGTCAAACCGGTTGGTGAGGCGTTCCGAGAAATTTTTCCGGCAACTACATCGGAACAGCTTATGAACCTTACCAAAGGTCTAAAAGAGTTTACATCGCATTTGAAATTAAGCGATAAAGATTCCAAAAACCTGAAAAATACTTTCAAGGGTCTGTTCGCAGTTTTGGATCTTGTGAAACAAGGAATTGGAGCGCTCGTTAAAGCAGTATTTCCGATGACAAAAGGGCTTGGAAGTCTCGGCTCAGGGGTTTTGAGCGTAACCGGAAAAATCGGGGAATGGCTTGTATCCCTGGACCAAGCAGCAAAGAAGAGCGATGTTTTTAACCAGACAATACAGAAATTCCACGATAAAGTCAGCCCAATCCTCAAATCAGTAAAAGGGCATATCGATGGCGCTGTTGTGGCAATCAAGAAATTTGCAGAAACGCATTTCAATGTCCCGGATACATCGGGACTTATGAGCGTGACAGATAAACTGAAAGCAAGAATCGAGCCGTTCAAAAAAATAGGTGAAGTCGCAAAGGAAGCGATGGGAAAATTGGTTGACGCATTCAAGGCATCTGCTCCTGTTCTGGCGAATCTGGGTGGAATCATTGTCGATGCTCTCGGAAAAGTAATTGACGGAATTATGAAAGCATTGCGCGGCGAAGGATTTGATTCGCTGATTGATCTATTGAACGGGGGTATTGTCACCGGTATTGGTGTAGGCATCATGAAATTCATCAAGAACCTTACCGGATTGGAAAGCACTGCAGATGATGCTATTGGAGGGTTTGCTGGAATTATAGAGGGATTCAAGGGCGCTATCAACGGAGCAAAAGAAACCCTTGCAGATTTTCAGGCTTGCCTGAAAGCGGATATACTGATGAAGATTGCCGGTTCCATTGCGGTTCTTGCCGGTTCACTTTTGGTGTTGTCATTGATTGATTCGGATAAACTGGGAGGGGCATTAGCTTCTATCAGCATCCTCTTTGCCGAATTGGCCGCATCTATGGCGTTGTTTGATAAAACATTGAGCGGGCAGAAAGGTCTGAATAAGTTTGGGATGGCGATGATTGAAATGTCAGCTGCTATTCTTGTGCTTGCGTCAGCTCTTAAGAAGATTGCAAGTATCGATTCGGATAAATTGGCCGGAGCTCTTGTCAGTATAACAGTTCTGATTGGAGAGATGGTGGCGGCTTCCCTGGCACTTTCAAAATGGGGCGGGAAGATAAAGACAAGTGCGGTGTCAATGATTCTGTTTGCTGAAGCCATTAACGTACTTGTAAAAGCAGTTGGAACATTAGGTAAGCTTGATCCAGATAAGCTTACTAAGGGACTTGTCGGTGTTGGTGTGGTGATGGCGGAGCTTGCCGCATTCATGGTAGCTGCGAAATTTGGGAACTTTAAGGCAACGCAAGGGCTGGCGATTATCGAATTGGCGGCGGCTCTTCTGATATTGGAGGAGTCCGTTTCCGGTTTCGGAAAGATGGATATCGAGGTGATAAAGCAGGGCCTGATTGGTATAGGGGCTATTCTTGCCGAAGTGGCTGTATTTTCGGTAGTCGCTGGAAAAGCGAAACATATTCTTTCCAGTGCTACGGCTTTGACTGTCATTGGAGCGGCCATGCTGATATTTGGAAAAGCGATTAAAGATATCGGGTCGCTGTCCATTGAAACGATTGGAAAAGGATTAATTGGAATTGGCGGTGCATTGGCTGCCGTAGCAGTAGCTGTAAACCTTATGCCTAAGAACATGGTCGGCATTGGGCTTGGACTGCTCGAAGTCGCAGCGGCGCTTAAAATCATCGGCAGTGTTATTCAGGATGCCGGCGGGATGAAATGGGAAGAGATTGGAAAAGGCATGGTTGTTCTCGCCGGTTCCATGACGATTCTGGCAGTAGCGCTCAATGCTATGAAGGGGACTCTCGGGGGAGCATCAGCAATGCTGGTTATGTCAGCGGCGCTTGCTGTCTTTACTCCGGTATTGAAATCCCTTGGTTCGATGAGTTTGGCAGAGATTGGAAAAGGGCTTCTGGCTCTGGCTGGAGCATTTACGGTTTTGGGTATTGCCGGCGCAGTGCTCGGGCCTATGGTTCCTGCAATTCTTGGTTTATCCGGGGCATTAGCATTGCTCGGGGTGGCGGTTGCGGCTTGCGGCGTGGGCATTTTGGCATTTTCAGCGGGGCTGGCTTCTCTGGCTGTTTCCGGTGTGGCTGGAGTAACAGCATTGGTGGCCGCCTTAGAAATTCTGATTGTCGGAGTGCTCGGGATTATTGCAAACAGTGCTACGGCTATTGCCGGGGCGGTGAAAGCGATTGTTCTTGCGATAGTGGATGTGATAGTCGAATGCGCTCCACCGATTGCGGAGGGCGTACTTACTTTAATCGAGGAGGTACTGAAATCCTTAGCGGAGCATGGCCCTAACATAGTGACTTACCTGATGGACTTCCTGATTGGGGTCATCAACGCGATTGCGGCGAGGCTTCCAGAACTGATTAAAGCAGCTGTGAACCTGATCGGTGCGTTCTTTAAAGGTGTCGTGGATGCCTTGAAAGGGATTGACACCAACGTTCTTTTGGAAGGCATCGTTGGTATCGGTTTACTTTCAGCTATTATGCTTGCGCTTTCTGCCGTTGCAGGGCTGATACCCGGGGCTATGGCAGGCGTTCTTGGTATGGGAGTGGTGATTGCCGAGATGGCTTTGGTTCTCGCTGCCGTTGGAGCATTGGCGCAGCTTCCAGGCCTGAAGTGGCTGATTGGAGAAGGAGGGGATTTATTACAGGGCGTAGGTACGGCTATTGGGAAATTTGTCGGGGGTATTGTCGGAGGATTTTTAGGCGGCATCTCGGCACAGTTCCCACAGATTGGTCAGGACTTGACTGATTTTATGTCTAATGCCCAGGGATTCATTGAAGGAGCAAAGAAGATTGACCCGGCTATGCTACAGGGCGTCAATGCTCTTGCACAGACGATTCTGCTTTTGACAGCAGCAAATATTTTGGACGGGCTGACCAAATGGTTTACCGGAGGAACCAGCCTTGTGAAGTTTGGCGAGGAACTGGCGGAATTCGGGCCATATTTTAAGAGATACTCTGATGAGATTGCCGGCATTAACCCTGAAGTGATAACCGCTTCTTCTAATGCGGCGCTTGCTCTGGCTGAGATGGCATCAAAACTGCCTAACAGTGGAGGGCTTGCCGGAAAGATATTCGGAGAGAATAATCTGTCTGATTTTGGGGCAGAGCTGGAGAAATTCGCCCCCCACATCAAGAAATACGGGGATCAGGTGAGAGGGCTTGATGCAGGGGCGGTAAAAGCATCTGCGGAAGCGGCTCAATTACTGGCCGACATGGCGGCGACACTTCCAAATGCGGGAGGGTTGGCCGCTAAAATTATGGGCGATAATACGCTCTCTGCGTTTGGTGAAGAGCTGGAGAAATTCGGCCCGCATATCTCAAAGTATGCGAAAGACGTGAATGGAGTCAATCCGGCTGCAGTGAAAGCATCCGCCCAAGCTGCACAGGTGTTATCAGATATGGCGGCAACTTTACCTAATTCCGGCGGCTTAGCTGCACTGATTATGGGCGACAATACTCTTTCAGAGTTCGGCGAGGAGCTGGAGAAATTCGGCCCACACATAGCCAAGTATGCTCAGGATGCGGCGGGTGTACAGCCGACAGTGGTCACGGCATCAGCCAATGCGGCGAAAGCGCTTAGCGAACTGGCGAACAATCTGCCGAATACGGGCGGTCTCGTAAGCTGGTTTACAGGTGACAACGATATTGGGAAGTTTGGACAGAGCCTAGAGAAGTTTGGGCAGTCATTTGCCGGTTATTATAATTCTATTTCCGGCATCAACACCTCGCTGCTTGACAGTGTGATTTCTGAGCTTCATGCGCTAGTGGATTTAGCGAATGGCATAACAAGCGTAGATACTTCAGGGTTGACCAGATTTGCAAAAGACCTGACTACTATGGGAAGCAACGGTATCGATGGATTCATTCAGGCGTTTACAGATGCCAATGCAAAAGTACAGAAGAGCGTTACAGATATGCTTGATACCGTTATATCCACGATGCAGTCCCAGACAGGAACTTTGACTTCGGCTGGAACTACGGCAGGGCAGAGTCTGGGAACAGGCGTTACCGATGGAATTGCTTCCAAAAAAGCGGTGATATTGCTGACTGCTTCTGCAGTATGCCAGGCGTTGGTTCAGACGATGCAGACGGGTTTACCGAGCAACACGTTCAACACGATTGGACAGAACAATGTCATGCAGCCGCTTATCAACGGCATGAGCGCAAAGAGGGCACTGTCACTGAGCACGGCCAAGAATCACTGTACGGCATTGATACAGCAGTTCAGGACTTCTCTGCCGAGTAATACGTTCAATACGATTGGACAGAACGTAATCCAGGCTTTAATTAACGGCATGAATGCGAAAAAATCGTCGCTTCTTACAACGGCAAGGAATCTCTGCACAGCGCTGGTTTCCAAGTTCAAAGCTGAGTTACCGAACAGCACGTTCAACACGATTGGGCAGAATATTGTTCAGGCACTGGCGAACGGGATTAGTAGCAAGCAGGGCACTGCGGTTGAGGCAGCGAAAGGAGTATGCACCGCTGTTAAGAATGCGTTCAGCAATAACCTTACAAGCGGCGATCTTAGACCAGTTGGCGCGAATGCTGCTCAGGGATTAGCAGATGGAATCAGAAGCAAAATCGATGAGATTGCGGATGCGGCGATTGATGCGGCAAAGAAAGCGGTTGCCGCTGCAAAAAAAGAACTTGATGAGCATTCTCCATCGAAAGTGTTCTTTAAGATTGGCGAGAATGTGGATCTGGGAATGGTGAATGGTATCCGTGCTTATCTTGGGCGTATCGGTGACGCCGGGACGTCTATGGGCAGGGAAGCTATCGATTCCATGAAATCGGCGATTGCGCATGTGTCCGATATCGTAAATGGAGAAATGGATGCCGAGCCGACAATAAGGCCTGTTCTGGATCTGTCCAATGTTCAAAATGGAGTAGGAAAAATCAATTCCCTGTTCTCTAAAGGGTTGGATATGTCTGTCTCGTATAACAAGGCAGTGGGGGCATCGAGAAGCAGAAAGGCAGAATCGTCGCCCAGCATTGAAAATCCTAGCAACTATCAACAGCCTGCACCGAATACTTTCAGTTTCGTGCAGAACAACTATTCACCTAAGTCACTGTCGAGGTCTGAAATCTATCGGCAGACGAACAATCAGTTTTCTGCGTTCAGAAAGGCGGTGAATCCTACGTGATAAAATCAGTAACCATTACAAATTACCTTGGGGAGTCGGTCAAGATCACTTTAGCGGAAGATGATCCCGAGCATGGGATGATAATTTCCAGCATAACTGGTCTTGGCCCTCCAAAGGCCAACGTGAGCATGACGGATTTGGCAACGATGGACGGATCTTTGTTCAATTCGGCAAGGGTAGAAAAAAGGAACATTACGATTCATATGTTCTTTACTTTTGCCCCAACCATTGAAGATGCGAGGCATAACACCTATAAATACTTCCCTATCAAGAAAAATTTGAAGTTTCTTATTGAAACCGATAACAGGATTGTCGAAACGGACGGCGTTGTGGAAACAAATGAGCCTGATATATTCAGCAAACAGGAATCGAACCAGATATCATTGATTTGTTCAGATCCTTATCTGTATTCTGCGGGGGAGAACGGAACAAATGTAACCGTGTTTTTTGGAATTGAGCCGCTGTTTGAATTTGCATTTTCAAATGAGTCTTTGACCGAGCCGCTTTTGGAGTTCGGTTCGATTGAAAATGAGACTGAGAAGACTATTTACTACGACGGCGATTCCGAAATCGGTGTGACCATAACTATTCATGCGATTGGCGACGCCGGCAATATAACGATCTACAATACTGGAACTCGTGAAGTGATGAAGATTTACAACAGCAAAATAGCGGCTTTAACCGGCTCTGGGATTATCGCTGGTGATGATATCATCATCTCAACAGTAAGAGGTAATAAATATATAAGCCTGCTCAGAGAAGGTATTTATACCAATATCCTGAATGCTTTGGATAAAGAATCCGACTGGTTCCAGCTTACAAAGGGCGATAATATATTTGCCTATACTGCAGACGAGGGGGCTGAGAATCTTCAGTTTAAAATCGAGAACAGAATCATCTATGAGGGGGTTTGAAGATGGAATTATTTATCATCGATAACGAGTTTAGAAGTTTATACAATATCGACGTCTTTGAATCCTTTATTTGGACTGAACGGTACAATGGGTATGGAAACTTCGAGTTTTATACGCCGGTCAGCGCCACCATGATAGGCATCATCGCCACGATTCAGGAGAAAATGGAGGCTAAACTCGATTGTTATGTTTGGCTGAAAGAATCCGCATCTGCAATGGTTATAGAAGATATCGAGATCTCAACTGATACTGAAACGGGAAGTCATTTGATTGTTTCAGGAAGAGGTCTCGAATCTTTGCTTGAGCGAAGAATCGTGTGGGAACAGACATCCGTAAGAGGAAAAATTCAAGCGGGAGTCAAGAAACTTTTAGACGATGCTATCATCAACCCGAAGCTGTCTGATAGAAAGGTTCCGGAATTCAGGTTTGTAGAGTCGAAAGACCCTTACATTATAAATCTGACTCACAGGGCTCAGTATACAGGTGATAATCTCTACGATGTTGTGCTCAAAATCTGTGACACATATCAGCTCGGGTTTGATGTATCTATGACGACAGACGGGCATTTCGAGTTCTGCCTTATTCATGGACAGGATCGGTCCTACGAGCAGGATAACAATCCCTACGTTATATTTTCACCAAAATACGAGAACATCGTAAACAGCGACTATTTGGAGTCTGGGAAGACTTTGAAGAATGTTGCACTTGTGGCGGGAGAGGGCGAGGGAAGTGCGAGAAAGAAAAGAATTGTCGGTGGAGGGACTGGCTTATCCAGGAGGGAACTTTACACCGATGCAAGAGACATCCAGTCGGATGAGTATTCGGATCAACTGAATGAAGACCGGGAGACTCTGAACAAATGGCAAGAATTGTTGGAAGAAAACGAACGGGGTCTGGCCGAGGCGATATCCGAGTTTAATTCCACAACAACGAATTATAATAAGACGAAGTCTGACTACATATCTTTTAAATCCGATTACGAAGCCAGAATATCCGCCCTTAACCAGCGGATCTCCTACTATAATACCCAGATAACCAATTACGGAAATTCATTAACCGCTGCTCAAAAAAAACAGTTGGCATCAAGAAATAGTTATAAGGCTCAGTCTGATGACTATGCCAATCTGATAAGCGGATGCAGCGACGAGATTAGCGGTTACAATAGCAAAATCAGCAATGAGCGGGCAATGAGATATACTCAGCTCGTTCAGTATGAAGAAGCGATTGACAGTCAGGAAGCTGCAAAAAAGCAATACGAAGATGCCAAGAAAGATGTTGACTCTAAGAAAGAGGAGCTTGAAAAAGTGCTTCCTAATTACGAGTCTCAACTAAAAGATTACGAGGATATGATATCCAAATATGAAGGTGTCGTAGAAAGCAACCAGAAAACTTTGGACGATGAAACGAAAGAGTACAATGGGACTACGGCTGAATACAACAAAACAAAATCGACGTATGAGGCGAACAAAGCCACGTATGAGGCTAATATTGCGACTTGTGAGCAAAAGATAGCGGAGTATCAGGCTAAGATTGTGGCTGACCAGAAAGAGATTGATGAACTGATGGACGCTCTGCTGGATCAGCGTGGTGCTGAAGAGTTGGCGGAAAATGTCTATATGAAGGCATTTACTGGGGAAATTGAGGCAAGGAAGACCTTTGTATATGGCGAGGATTTTGTCAAAGGCGATCTTGTTCAGATTGTAAATGAATATGGCATGGAATCCAAAGTCCGAGTTTCAGAAATAATGAGAGTTCAGGATACAAACGGCTATAGCATGTATCCTACTTTCCAAGTATTAGAATAACGAAAGGAGGGAAACAGAATATGGTGACAAGTGGTTTTTACGATTCGTTAAACCATGATAGACGCTATAGCTCTATACAGTTCGGAAGTATCTTTGACGGCGTTATCCAGGATGGCGTATTTCAGCATGTTGGCTCCAGGCTGATGGTAAGTCAAAACAGCGGAATGATGATCAGTGTTGGAACAGGCCGCGCCTGGTTTAACCACACTTGGACTTATAACGACTCGATTCTTCCGCTTACGGTACCGCAGTCAGAAGTGATTCTTGACCGTGTTGATGCCGTTGTCTTGGAAGTAGATGCCCGCGAAGAAGGAAGAATCAACGCAATCAAAATCGTTAAAGGGACACCGACCTCGAAGAATGCTAAGCCGCCGGCGATGCTCAAAGAGAAGAACCGTTGGCAGTATCCATTAGCTTATATCAAAGTTGCCGCAGGAGTGACTTCCATTCGTACTGCTGATATCACCAACAAGGTCGGAACCAGTGACTGTCCGTTTGTTACGGCACCGCTTGATAAGATGAGTATTGATGACCTTGTTAAACAATGGGCGGATCAGTGGCGGGTCTTCTATGAGAACGAAACTGCTGATATGAACAAAACAAATGCCTTTTGGAAAGAGCAGTGGCGTATCTGGTATGCGGGACAAACCGCCGAGATTCAGCAGACTTATCTTAACTGGGAAAAGCAATGGGAAGATTTCTACAATACCCATTCCGGTGAAATAGAGCGGACTGCTGAGGAATGGAAAGAGCAATGGCAACTGTGGTTCTATGAGTATGTGAATAACAGCACGCGGGAGCTTGCATATTGGAAGACTCTTGTGACTGATGATTTCACGGAGTATAGCACGTTTTGGAAAAACGAATGGAGGAAGTGGTACGATTCTCAAACCGCCGAGATTCAGCAGACTTATCTTAACTGGGAAAAGCAATGGGAAGATTTCTACAATACCCATTCCGGTGAAATAGAGCGGACTGCTGAGGAATGGAAAGTCCTGTGGCAGACTTGGTTTGAGGAATACGTAAACACCAATCAGACAGATTACAACGCTTGGAAAGACAATTTAAATACAGATTTCATGAACTGGTGGGATTCGATAAGGGAAGTTCTTGATTCTGTGGATGTTTCGGCGTTTGCCGCCAAACTGGCTGATTTGGAGAAGCGGATAGACGAGTTGGAAATTTTTAAGTCTGATTTAGCCACTGACCATTCCATTTACGATTATGCATCCGAGGAGAACGGGGATGTCCTTGATAACGGGCAGAATAAGATAAAGACAAAGATCGTCGAGTTTGCTACGGTCGAAGGACAGGAAAAGTTCGAGACGGATTACACGGAATTCAAAGAGAATCTGAGGGATAAACATTCCATCTTTGAACTTGTTACGGATTCGGACAATCAGAATCTTCAGGATTCCGAAGAAAGAGACGTTCAATCCAAAGTTGTGGAGTTTGTTGCTGTAAAAGATGTAGACCTTTATAAAGAGGTGGCAAGTCTCAGTGAACAGGTAAAAGCACTTCAGGAAACCATTCTTAATTTGGTTCTCGATCACGCTTTCTATCAAACTATTTCCGATGGCGGCTCATGGCTGCTCAGCGAATATGAGCAGGTTGAAACTATTACGAAGCGTACCGAAGACCTCCTCGACAGTTTTGGCGAATCCATCACAGGAGTAGCTAGGCTGGCTATGTAATGAAAGGAGGCTGCTATGTTTGACAATACATTTGTGTATCTGCAAACTATTTCGGACTCAAAAAAAGAGTCGGTACAGGACAATGTCGGTGATCCGTTGCAAAGCAGAGAATACAACGGACTGCTGGCGAAATTCTTGGAGGGTATTCCTGATAGCTTCCAGGTAGACAGTTGGCTAAGAGATAACCACAACGGCAACAAGGGGAGATATGTTCTCCTCGACTCCGAGAGGGATGATGTTAAGGACAGCAATGACCAAAAATTTAACACTCGGGGTTATTCCACAGAACAAATACTTGATAGCGGAAATAATCCGATCCGTTCTCTGGCTGTATTTGTAAAAAATTAAAACCATTAGGAGGTAAACGAAACATGAAAATTACGGATTATGCTTTAGTATCAACTCTGGCGGCGAATAACGTTCTTTTGGTAGACGGCGCTGGCGGCACAAAGACGATCTTGGCAAAGGACTTGCTGAAAGCTCTGGCCGAGGCAGGCAACGCTAAGGACTATTTAACGGTGATGAATGTAGCCGCCCTGACTCGGTCTACGGCCGTCGCTAAGACAGACAAGCTTATGCTCAACACATCCGCAGGAAACAAGGGAATCACGGTGGATGATGCTTTGTGGGCTGTTCTGGATGCCTGCGCCCCTTTGGAGCTTCGTAAGAACACATTCCGCGGCAAGAATCTGGGAGCGGCTCTGACTTCCGAACAGAAGACCAACATTGTCAACGGCACATTCAAGGGATTCTTCCTGGGCGATTACTGGGAAATCGGCGGCAGAGTCTGGAGAATTGTGGACATGGATTACTGGTGGAATAGCGGCGATACGGCTTGCACGACCCACCATCTGGTAGTTATGCCCGATTCCCAGCTGTACACAGCGCAGATGAACGAGACAAACATCACGACTGGCGGCTATGTAGGCTCTAAGATGTACACGGAGAATCTGGAAAATGCCAAGACCCTGGTGTATGCAGCATTTGGCGAGACCGCAATTTTGAAGCATCGCGAGTATCTGACGAATGCCGTGAGCAATGGCTATCCGTCCGCAGGCGCCTGGTATGATTCCAAGGTTGAACTGCCTAATGAGATTATGATGTATGGCAGCCTCGTGTTTACTCCGGCAGGAGACGGATCTTTCGTGCCGAACCGTTACACAATCGACAAGACTCAGCTTGCACTCATGGCTGCGCATCCGAGGTACATCAATCCGGGCAGGTATTGGTATTGGCTGAGAGACGTCGTTTCTGGGGCGCATTTCGCTTATGTGCACGGCAGTGGCGCTACGAACTGCTACGGCGCGTCGGGCTCTTACGGGGTTCGTCCGGTCTTCGGTGTTATTGGTTAGGCGATTTGGGGGCCTTGTGCCCCCGGCTGAAACCGTATGTAGGTGACTAAAAAGTATGTTAAAAAAGAAAGGAACAATAGAAATGGATGAGAAAATCTATAAGATAACCCTTGCTGACGGAACAGAGATCAGGAACCTGCGGCTCAACGGAAACAATTTCATTTCCGATACGCCTGTGGCCGCAGAAATTTTTGAGGGCAACTGTTCTGCTGTTATCATAAATGACGGAGAGAATGACGAGTTTCATGAGAACATGGAACTGGTACAGATTACTCCTGTTGGAGACGAGTATTGGTTTGTTCTCCGTGATCTGACCGCCGCAGAACTGAAACAGATCAAAATGCAGTCCGACATCGAGTATGTCGCAATGATGGCCGGTGTGGAAATCTAAGAGAAAGAAGATTAAAAGAAGGAGGAACACCATGGAACATAGCAAGAATTACCAGAAAGTAAAGCGCTACTACGATATGAAGATGTGGGAGGAGACCCGTGTCCGTAACGCCGTAAAGATGGGCTGGATTACCGAGGCAGAGTTCCAGGAAATCACTGGCAAGGAGTATTGATGAGCGTCCTGGTAAGTGACCGGACAGAGTCAAAGTTCGAGCCCATCACGTACTCTACGGAATTACACAACATGCTGCGGGAGTTCATGCAGAGAAACTTTGGGGTGAAAGACCTGGAGCATTTCGTCCAGCTCCGTTATGCTTATGGAAAGGATGATACGGAGGATTTCGGAAAATACCGCTATCTGATGTTGACCCATAAGAAGGAAATCGATCATCTGGCAACACTTATGACCAATAATGTCAGGGCTGCCAACAGCATCTATCCGACTACCATGAGGGAATATGAAACGCGGAGGGACTACCAGTCCTCGGCCATCGTGAACTGCGAGCAGATTATCAAGGAACTGCAGCGTGTTGTGGAGACCTTTGAGGTGGACCTGAATGTTTATGGCAGGTATGTAAAAGCTATCGACCGAGAAATCGGTTTGATAAAGAAGTGGCGTCAGCGGGACAACAAAATCAAGTCATACGTGCAGCAGGGCAACATCTAATTTTGCGTCGTTTCTGGGACGAATTTCGCTAATGTGAACAACAATGGCAATACGAACTACAACAACGCGTCGAACTCTAACGGGGTTCGTCCGGATTCTCTGCCTAACCAACAGAGAAGGAGATGTTGTCCTTTCCATCAAGGATAAATAGCAAAGCCGGACGCAATTTACTACGGTAAGTATTGCTATAACGGTGAATAATCTTATGACGTATGAGGAGATAGTCTGTGACGCTAACAACTTGTATAAGGCTTACAAGGCCTCGATTAAGGGCAGCAAATGGAAAGAGACTACCCAGAAGTTCATGATAAACTTCCTGCGGTATCTAATTGCCATACAGGATGACCTTCTCAACCGTACACTTCAAAATGGACCGGCTGAGGAGTTCTCGCTGTCCGAAAGAGGCCGGGTCAGGCCTATTACGAGTATCAGTATCCGTGACCGGATTGTACGGCACGTCTTATGCGATGAAGTTTTTCTCCCGGAAGTCCGTAAGCATATCATTTATGACAACGGTGCTTCCATCAAGGGAAGAGGTATTTCGCATCAAAGAGATCGTCTCGAGGTTCATCTCCGCCGTTACTATAAGCTGTACGGTAACGAGGGATGGATACTATTCGGGGATTTTTCCAAGTTCTACGACAACATCATACATGAGATCGCCAAAAGGGAGCTGCTTAAACTGTTTGAGGATGACGAATTCATCGACTGGCTGCTCACTCTTATATTTGACGGTTTCAAGATTGACGTTTCTTATATGTCGGACGAGGAATATGCGTCCTGCATGGAGGATACGTTCAACAAGCTTGATTACCGGAATGTTCCAAAGAATCTGTTGACCGGCGAGAAATGGATGTATAAATCGGTCAATATCGGAGACCAGCTTTCCCAGATTATCGGTATCTATTATCCGTACCGTATCGACAATTATCTGAAGTATGTCAGACGGCAGAAGTTTTACGGACGGTATATGGATGACTGGTACATCATGAATCCGAACAAGGAAGAATTGCAGGATTTGCTGGAAAACATTTGTGTTATTGCAAAAGAACTTGGCATTCATATCAACATGAAAAAGACCCGGATTGTGAAGATTTCGAGTACCTATAAATATTTACAGATCCGCTACAGCCTTACGAAAGACGGCAAAATCATTAAGCGGATCAATCCAACTCGTGTTACCACGATGAGGAGGAAACTGAAAAAACTGGCTGTCAAAGTCCAAAGTGGGGAAATCCTATATGAGCATGTGGAGAATATGTTCCGCAGCTGGATGGGCAGCTTTTATAAATTATTGTCGAGACAGCAGCGGCAAAATTTGATTAGCTTGTACGAGGAACTGTTTGACAAGGCCATTACGATTGTCAAGAAAAAGATGGTCGTGACTGATAAGTTGCCACAAAAAAACTGAAGGAGGTAATGTAGATGGATGGCTGGATGCAGATACTGCTGACAGTTTTTAGCTCAGTTCTTGCGTCTTCTGGGCTGTGGGCTTATATCGCCAAAAGAGCAGAGAAAAAAGACGTAAAGACTGAGATGCTGATAGGCCTGGGGCATGATCGGATCATGTACCTGGGAATGTCATATATTGACCGGGGGTGGATTACGTCCGACGAATACGAAAATCTCTATGAGTATCTCTATAAGCCGTATGAAAAGATGGGCGGGAACGGCTCCGCAAAACGTATCATGAACGAGGTAAATAAATTACCCATACACAAATCACAATACAAGGAGGAAACAAATCATGAAGATGAGTAACAAAACCTACGACACTTTGAAATGGATTGCACAGTATCTCCTTCCGGCGGCGGGCACCTTATATTTCGCCCTGGCAGGAATCTGGGGGCTGCCCTGTGGAGAGCAGGTTGTGGGCACCATCACGGCAGTGGACACGTTCCTGGGTGTAATCCTGGGAATCAGTGCGGCGCAGTACAATAAGACAGAGAGCAAGTGATGAGAGGCTGCCTGTCGGTTTTGCTGCTGTGCCTAGCTTGCATAGTGGTTCTGGCTATAGCGCTGGTCATTCTGTTTGAGTACGGAGGACTGGCGTTTATTGTTTTTGCGCTGATTATTGCTTGTTTCGTTGGCGCAGCGGCAAATTATATTTTGGAAAAGAGGGATAGAGATGAGTTATAGCGTTCAGGGCACTACCATCACCCTCACAAGAGGCGATACTTTTATGGCTCTCGTTTCGATAACACAATCGGATGGGAGTCAATATCTTCCGGTTGAAGGAGATTCTATACGGTTTGCGATGAAGAAGTCATACGAGGATAATGAGCCTCTTTTGGTAAAGGACATACCCATTAATACGATGAAGCTGATACTTGAACCAGGAGATACCAAGGCTCTGGATTTTGGGAAGTATGTTTATGACATTCAGCTTACCAAAGTTACCGGGGAAGTGGACACGTTCATCACCAAGGGGAGCATGAAAATAACGGAAGAGGTGGATTGACATGGGGAGCATCAACGCATTGGAAACTTTATCCGGCTCCATAGCTGCAGATGTTTCTTTGTCTGGGATATTGTCATGTGTTGGCGGGTTGTCAGGGAAAGTGTCCGTTACCAAAGAGTATGATATTTACGGTGGAGAGTATAAAATCGTTCCAAAGACATTCGAGGAACAGGTACTTCCTACTAGCAACCGGGTACTGAAAGAAGATGTCGTTGTGAAAGAAGTTCCGTTTTATGAGACCAGTAATGATTCGGGCGGAATAACTGCATATATCGGAAAGGATGTTGAGAATGGCTTATAACAAAGTAGTTTACGGTGGAAAAACCCTGATGGATCTCACAGGGGATTCCGTGACACCGGACAAACTTCTCGCCGGTGAGACTGCCCATGACAAATCCGGAGAAACGATTGCCGGAACCTGTACGTTTGATGTGGACTCTACGGATGCGACAGTTACGGCGGACGAGATTCTGAAAGGAAAAACGGGATATGCCAGAGGCAGCAAGGTCACTGGAACCATGCTGAATCACGGCGCTGTTGCGGGAACCATATCAGGGAAAGACGATTCGTATGTAGTTCCTGTTGGGTATCACGACGGTTCGGGTATTGTAGAAATCGATGAGACGGAGAAAGCGAAACTTGTTCCGGGGAATATCCGGAGTGGAGTTACTGTCCTTGGAGTCGAGGGAAACATGACCGGAACCGAGGATGTAAATGCCCAGACCAAAACAGTTTCTCCGACTACCGTTCAGCAGACAATTCTGCCGGATGAGGGGTATAACTATCTGTCTCAGATTGTGGTGGGCGCGATTCCCTATGTGGAAAGTTCTAATTCTGCGGGAGGTACTACGGTAACGATTGCGGGGTGATTGAATGCCAGTAAACAAAATTGTTTATGGAGATAGAACGTTGATTGACCTGACTGCGGATACCGTTACCGAAGAAACCTTACTTAAGGGTTGCCAGGCGCATAGAGCAGATGGTACAATTATTATCGGAACTATGCTATCCGGTTGTCCTGCAGAGTTCATTGTGGAGGAAGAAGTTTTTGATTCATCAGGGCAAGATATACAAGATGAAACCGGAAGCGTAGTTAAGGGCAGAATCAAGTATCAGAGGGTGTAAGGAAGTAGTCTATTTCATGAGTATTCCTACATTTTAAAGAAAAACCCTTGAATTTACGAGATTCTGTGTTTCTATAATAATCATTCTTGTAATCCTAATTGCGGATTAAGAGGTGAGATTACTTTTATTGCACTCAGAGATATTAATCAAGGAGAAGAATTAACATGTGATTATGCTTTTGTTGATAATGAAGATTATGAATTTGAATGTAATTGTGGAGCTGTAGATTGTCGGCATATAGTGACTGGTCGAGATTGGAAAATAAGAGAATTACAAGAAAAGTATAAAAACTATTTCGCTGCATATTTAAAAGAAAAATTTGATTAAAAATGATTAGGCAAGGTGGTGAGCTAATGAAAGGGAAAAATGATGAATCGAAATTTAGAAATGTTATAACAATAGGTGCGGAAATAGCCGCCATCTTGTCGTTGATTCTAAACTGGTTAATGTATCAGAATACTAAAAATATAGAAGGACAGTCTTATGAGGTTGATACACTGGTAATTGTTAGTTTAATAGTAAATATTGTTTTGTTAATCCTTTTTTCTATAGTTTTAATACGTTTGTTTGTTGTTAATCTGAAGGGAAAAAGGCATTCACTAGAGAATATGTTTAAGGCATATATTTCTTCGGAACCCCCGTATTTGCGGACAAAAAATTCTACGGAGGAAAGCGTGTTAATAACAAAGACAAAAGCAGCAATAAAGCAAATTGATGAAAGTAAAGCTTTTGATCAAGATGTGTATTATATGATATTATATTCGTTGTTTCATACAGCAGAAGGAAATATTAACGTGGTTTCAATTTTAGATGATAATGAGTGGGTTGATACACCAGAAGAAGATGAATTTCTTAGAGTAAATTTAGCGGTGTCAGAAAGAAAAATTCATTTGAATAGAATTTTTGTTGTTAATAAATCAGATGTGAAGGATAAACTTGATAATAATTCTATTAGTAGTTTTATCGCGGCAGATCATACGTATATACATTTATTTGTTGTATTCCGTGAGAAATTGACAAGAAGTTTAGCTAATGATATAGGAGGCGGGTATATTGATTTTGATAAGTATGCTGTAGCTTGTGATGTTTTTTCAGATACCGAAATAAGGGGGACTCTTAAATTTGAGGCAAAAGAAATAGAGCGATATTATAAAAATTTTATGAGATTAAGTGAGTATTATATGCCTTTAAATCAAGAGTTTATAGATAAATATTTGAAATAGGGAGTCAGGCGGACGGACGCGCTGGGGCAGGACGAGAAGTGGACGTATGACGCAAACGGGCGCGTCACCGCCTACACGAACAAGAAGGGTGACACGAACGGCTACGAGTACGACCCGCACGGCAACGTCATCACACTGACCGACTTCACGGGCGTGAAGAGCCATTTCGAGTACGACGAAAACGACAACCTGATAAAGGTGACCGACCCGCTGGGCAACGTGACGAAGTACGGCTACGACGTGATGGGCAACATGGCTTCCTATGTGGACGCGCGGGGGAAAGTGACGAAGTACACTTATGACTTGGAGGGCAACCTGACTTCGCGGGAAGACCCGGCCGGGCGCAAGGAAACATTCGGCTATGACGAGAAGGGAAGGCTCACCTCGTGGACGATGCCGAGTGGCAAGAAGGTGAAGTATGACTATGACAAGCTGAACAACCTGTTGGAAAAGTCGTACGAGGATGCCAAGGAGAGCGAAGGAAACGGCGAAGACGGCGGTTCCGATGGCGCGGGAAGCACGGGAAACGGCGAAGGCGGAAATGTCGGCGGTTCTGGCAGTGCGGCCGATGCCACGAAAAGCGGCTTGCGCGTAACCTATGCCTACAATGGCGCGGGTGAGCGCGTGGCCATGCAGGACGTGACCGGGAAGAGCACTTACGAGTATGACGCATTGGGACGGCTTTCCAAGGTGACAAACGGCTCCGGCAAGGAAGTAAGCTATATCTATGACGAGGCCGACAACCTGGCGGCGGTCGTCTACCCGGACGGTACTCAGGTTTCTTATGAGTATGATTTGAATGACAACATTGTGAAAGTGACCGACCACGAAGGGAAGGTGACGGAGTACACCCACGACGCGTTAAACCGCGTGACGGGAACGGTGCGTCCGAATGGCACGAAGACCGAGGTGACTTACGACGCGGAAGACCATGTGACGAAGCTGGTCAACACTTGCGGCGACTGCGGGGCGGTGATTTCTTCTTACGAGTACACTTACAACGCGCAGGGGTACATCGTCAGCGAGACGGCCACGGAACTGGTGGCGGGTTCGAGGAAGGATCCAAGCTGGGACGAGTGGTATGGCGGCTGCACGACCGGCGTGGTGGGAAGCGCAATCAGCAGGGGCGCAAGCAGAATTTTGAATGAGAACAGACTTGGTGGGAACACGAGCGATGGCACGGCCACGGATGGAAATGGTGATGGAAACGTGGCTGGTGGTGCGGCGGACAAGTGCCACGAGCACGATGAAAAGAGCGTCACGACCAAGCGGACGTACGAGTACAACGACAATTGGGAGCTGACCCGCTGCACGGAGAAGTCGGACGGCAACAAGACCGTCGTCCACAATTACGAGTATGACAAGGTGGGCAACCGCACAATCTACGAGCGTCTGGAAAACGGCGTGACGAAGGAGCGGTACAAGTACGAGTACAACGATGCCAACCAGCTCGTGAAGCGGAAGAACACGCGCATCTGGGGCGACCCGGGAACGACCTACAAGTACGACGGCGACGGCAACCTGATCCAGGAGCAGGACTGCACGAACCACGCCGACCCGGTGAAATATGAGTATACGGTGGAAAACCGTCTGGCGGTCGTGAGCCAGGGCGGCACGGTCCTGATGGCGGCGATGTATGACGGCGACAACAACCGCGTCTTCCAGATAGACAACACCTACAAGTGGGAGGACTGCTACGGCGACGACGTGTTGATTCCGAAGTCCGAGCGGACGGAGAACGGCGACAGTCCGAAAGAGGAGCTGGCCTCGCTCGTGAAAGGCAGCGCGAACGCCAAGGGCTATACCCTGACGGAGTACGTCAACGACGTGAATCGGGAGAACACGGAAGTG